AAAGAACGCTTATTTATCGCTTTAGAAAGTAAGTTGGAATGGTTTGAGGTTTATTATCTATTATCTCATCCCGACAATGGTCGCTTCGAACTCGCAGGAGTCTAATCTTTTTTAGGCTTGCTGATAATGTACGAGGCTATGATTTTGCCTCTTTGAAAATGTCCAATTTGGGGGCAAAATGATAGGCGTATGTTAGGCGTATGTGGCTTCTTTCTTTTCTTTCGTAAAAAACTTATTTTAAACAATTTAATAACAAACAAAATGAAAAACTTAAAAGTAGTAAAAGTAGATTCAGATTCAGTTGAATTTGAAAACGGAGTAAAATTATACTCAAACCATGACCAAGACTGTTGCGAAAGCCATTATCTTGATTTTAGCGATTTGAAAATTGAAGACTTTAAAGATTTAGAGTTCGACTTAACTAATGACGATTTCTTTGAAAGAATCGAAGATTACGGAATCGCATTAAAACCTATTAATGGTTTTCCTGTAAGAATACCAGGATATGGCTCAAATAACGGTTATTATTCATCCAACATAGATTTAATAGTAACTAATGACAAAGACTTCACGAAAACTTATGACATTTCAGAATGTCAGGATTACGAGCCTTGCTGATTTTTTGCCATTACGCCTAACATCTAATATCCTTCAAATGACCTAACTATATTTAATTGATTATCAGTATGAAACAATTAAGAAAAGAAGTTATTTATACTTTTAAATGGCAATTGGATTTCAACCACGATTATAAAATTACTGAATGCAAAAAAGTAATAAATGCGCGTACTAAAAACATAATCAAAGAAACGGTAGTGGGTTATACGGTTGGCTATTGGATCGGCAGAAAATTCATTGCAAAGAAGCGATTGAATGATTATTGTGAGATAATAGAAAGCTTATCGCTTAAGAAACTAAAAGATTTATATCAAAACATATTTTAAAAACATAAAATGAAAAAACTAACGCTATTTATCGCAATTTGCATATTATCGAGTTGCGGAATCCTAAATGATCCCGGCTGCCATTCAATCGGGAAAAATAAACCAGAGCAAATGTATCGCACATATCATAACCAAAATGGAAAGATATTTAAAATCGGTGAATGATATTTTATTGAAAATATTAGCCACTATATGCAAATATGTTGTATATTTGTGGTTTAAAAACAGTAAGTTATAAATAAATGGGAGCACCAACAGGTAATCAATTTTGGAAACTTAGATCCGAACACGGAAGAGATAAATTATTCGCGACCCCTTCGCTGATGTGGGATGCTGCGTGTGAGTACTTCCAGTGGTGTGAAGATAATCCGTATTATGAAGTAGAGCAAAAAAAAGGGAACACCAACGTAAGGCTAGAAGCTGGAGTTTCAGCAGATGGAATTTCAGATATACTAGACGAGTTGAGAGATAGTACAATTGATTTGCCTAAAATTAGACCATTCACAATGCACGGCTTATGCCTATACTTGGATTGCAATACAGGTTATTTTAATGATTTTAAGGATGGATTAAAAGGGAAAGATGATTCTTTATCTAAAGATTTTTCCTTAGTCGTTACGCGTATACAAGAAACGGTTTATAATCAAAAGTTTAGCGGGGCTGCTGTTGGGTTCTTTAATGCAAGCATAATAGCGAGCGATTTAGGTCTTAGAAATAAGTCAGACATCACAACAAATGGCGAAAAACTCGAAAGCAAAACTGTGATCCAATGGGGAGACAAGCAAATACCTATCTAATTCTTTCTTTTTGACACAATATTCTTTACAAAATGAGGAATCTTCCGAGGAAAAATAATCATAATGGCAAATAAATGCAATTGACCCCAAAACAATCCGAAGCGATGGAAGCGTTGGCTTCTGAAAAGTTTAATTTTATTTTGTACGGAGGTGCAATTCGTGGGGGTAAATCTGTTTGGGGCCTTTCTGCTTTATTAGTCCTATGTCAGATATTCCCTCATTCACGATGGTGTGTCATTCGTGAAGATATGGAAAAGATACGAACAACAACAATACCATCGTTTAAAAAATTAGAACCTAGTGGGAGCCTAAGACAAAGCCCATACGAATACACCCATCCAAATGGATCGGTTATATTATTTAAGTCTGAAAATTACGCACAAGATAAGGACTTAGATTGGATGAAAGGACTTGAAGTAAATGGTTTTTTACTTGAAGAAATAAACGAGGAGCAACAACAAACGTTTTACAAGGCTTTTGAACGTGCGGGTGCGTGGATAATTCCAAATACAGACATTCAGCCAGAGCCTATAATCTTGGCAACATGTAACCCTACATTTGGGTGGGTGAAGGAGCTGATTTATGATAGATGGAAAAATAATACATTACCTGAAAAATGGCTGTATATCCCTGCGAAGATAACAGATAACCCACATCTGCCGGAAGCCTATATTGCAAATTTAAAAAATTTACCTCGATTTGAGTACATGGTCTTTGTTGAGGGAAACTGGGATATTCAACTAAAAACAGGTGGTGAGTTTTACAGTTCGTTTGAATTATTTAAACATGTTTGTTTTGCGAGGCGAGAAGAAACGACAATTCACATCTCCTTAGATTCAAATGTATATCCATATATCGCAATAATAGTTTTCCAGCTCATTAAAAAAGAAAATGGTTGGGTTATACGTCAGATAGATGAACTTCCTGCACGAGAACCGGAAAACTCAGCGAATAAAGCGGGAAAAAAAATAGCTAACTATTTAAAAAAAATAGGATATAATCAGCCCGTTTATCTTTATGGCGATAGGTCAACAAAGAATCGAAACAACATAGATGATGATAAACGTTCATTTTTTAAAATAGTTGATGAGGCGATAAAAACAAGCGGATTTATAACGCATGATAAGATGGATACAAAAGCCCCTCCTGTTGCTTCTATAGCTGGATTTGTGAATGCTATTTTTGAAGGAAATATAAAAGGATTGTCAATCGAAATAGGTGAGCACTGCAAAGAGTCTATTTCTGATTACATTGAAACAAAAACAGACAAAGATGGGGGAATGCTAAAAAAACGTATTAGCGACCCAAAAACAGGAGTTAGCTATGAGCCTAATGGTCACATTTCTGACTGTTTAAAAGACTTCGTTTATCAAGCATTTAGAAATGAATATGAGGTTTGGCTGAACAGATTTAGAAATGTTGCGCCTTTGGTTGGAAAAAATATCTCAAAAAACAGCTATTGAATCAAAATAAATACTTATATTTGGCAAATTTTATATTATGGATGCATTTTTATATTCCGGTGACTATTACAGGCAAATCCAAGCCGACAATTTAAGCCAAATAATTGGCAATAATAACAAGCGATTGGATGAGGCTACTCAAACCGCTATGCTTGAAGTATCTGATTTGCTGAAAGGCAAATATGATATGTTGACCGCTTTTGCTCCAATAACGCAACACGATAAAACAAAAGTCTACAAAGCAGGTGCAACCGTTTATTTGAACGCTCCTGCTTATTCTGCAACAGCTACTTATCCGACTATTGGAACGCAAGTTTTACAAGCCGGATATGTTTATTCAAGCAACACAGTTATTTCAGCACACGAAGCATTTACTATTGGGCATTGGACATTAATTGGTGAACAATACGAAATTTACAACGCAATGCAGCCAAATTATACTTTCGATTATCTCACTTATTATCGGGTTGGGGCTGTTGTTTTTTGGAATGACAAAATTTGTACTGCGTTAAAAGAAACACAGGTATTAGATCATCAAGCGAAATTAAACATAGGCGTTCAAATGCCAAGCGATATTTTAAATATTTTCCCAGACGATCCGATTTATGGCTCATTATATTGGTCAAGTGCTGCATATACAGTTCCCGCAACCACATTAATCACAAATGCAACTTATTGGCAATTAGGGGACAATAGAGATCAAAAACTTTTACAGGTCTGCATTGATATTGCTCTTTATCACTTGCACAGCAGAATTTCACCAAGAAACATTCCTGATTTGAGGATTACCCGGTACATGGGCGAGCCAAACGACCGTATAGCCACAAAAAACAAAATAATCTATCCGATGTACAGTGCTTTAGGTTGGTGCCAAAATACACGAACAGGTGACGATATTACACCATCTATGCCGGAAATTCAACCAAAGAGTGGGCAACGCATTTTGGCAAGTTCAAACGCTAAAAATAACAATTCATACTAATGGCAAATAATCAAACTCAATCGTGGTTACAAAAGCTTAATCCATTCACAGGAAGTCAAGCCGACCCGAAAAAGAATATGGGGAACTATATTTCAAGGGTTCAGCTACAGCGATATAAACAGGATGCACAAACATGGCGTGAAGGAGTTACCGAAGCGGAAAACGCATTTTATCCACACCGGGTAAAGATGCAACGATTGTTTATTGACACGGCTTTGAATGGCTATGTAGCTGCTTGTATGGAAAGGCGCAAAGATTTAACCCTATTGAGAAAGTTTGAATTTATAAACACAAAAGGCGAAATAGACAAAAAAACAACCGAATACTTTTTGGATGCTGTAAAAGGGCAGGAACAAAACAAAGAATGGTTTTCAAAATTCATTGAGTATAATTTGGATGCAATTTTCTTTGGTTACTCACTCATTTCGTTGGGGGATGTTGTTAATGATAGCTTCCCAAATATCGACATTGTAAAACGTTGGAATGTTTCACCTGATAGACTTTGTGTAAACAGCCTTGTTTATTCTTTAAGTGGAATAAAATGGGATGATGATGAGTACAAAGATTGGCATATTTACACGCCAACGATTAATGAAATAGGAACATCCCGCTGCGGATATGGACTTTTTTATAAGATTGGTATTTATGAAATTCTTTTGCGAAATATTCAGGCTTTTAACTCTGATTGGGTAGAACTTTTTGCTGCACCAATGAGGGTAGGAAGAACGACTAAGACAGATGACGAAAGGAGTAGCTATTTCAAAGATTTGGTTGGAATGGGTAGCTCAGGCGTTCTTGTTTTAGACCCACAAGATGAAATTGAGTTTGTTGAGTCGAAAAATAGCGGGACGGCATACAAAGGATATGAGGATTTTGAAAAAAGACTACAGTCCAAAATTGCAATGATGGCTTTAGGTCATGCGGATGCACTTGAATCTATACCGGGAAAGCTCGGAAATGACAGCGCAAAAAGCCCTGCACAAATTGCACTTCAAGACAAACAGACCAAAGACGGTCAAATGATAAGCGCAATCGTGAATAACGAGTTATTGCCTCGAATGCGTAAATTAGGTTTTTCAATTCCTGACGATGTAAAAGCTGTTTTGAAAAATGATTCTGAAATAGAAGAAATTCACAACAACGTAATAGCTCAGGCGGTTGAAATAAAAAAAGCAGGGTTGCAAATGGATTCTGATTACTTCACCGAAAAGACAGGAATAAAAGTTAGTCAGGAAGTAACGCCACTTAAGCCAACTATTCCGTTAACTGATTCAGTAAAAAACAAACTCGATAAACTTTATGGAAAAACAGAAAAATGTAATTGCGGAAACGTCCACTGAAAAGATGTGGGATAATGTGGAGGTTTTTGTTTCGGGTAAAAGAGTTAAATGCAACTCAATGGAGTACTTTAATAGAGAGATATTGCAAAATAACAAAGTAAAAGATGTTGTTATAAATGTGCACAAATACACACCTAGCGCAGCGCAATATATAACTGCATTTATTGAAGTAACAAATAAATTGTAATTATGGAAGCAAAGAAAGATATTAAAGACATGAATTTTGAAAGGGCAAGCGTAGATGTCATGTTGGATGGCAAAAAGATTGAGGGCATTGTCCCAATTGAATATACACCGACTGATAAAAAAGAATACACAGAACAGGAAGCTTATGACATGGCAATTGAATACGTTAATACTTCGGGAAAGAAAGCCGAAATAATGGCGAAGTTTGAAGCTGCTTTTGGAAAAAATGCAAAGGTTAGGACACGCAAACAATGGAAAAATCTTGTAAGAGTTTATGGTGTGGAATGCGTTTCATTAACGGAACATTTGACAGTTGAGGAGTTGGACTTGAAATGCAACGAAACATTGAGTCAACGATTGAGCAGGGTTAACAGATTGAGAAACACAATAAAATAAATTCATTGCGGTTGTCGCAATCAAATTGCATTAAATTCGTAAAGAAGCCGCAGTAATAATATGGCAGATAAATTTGAATATTCAGACGAACAATTAAAATCGTTACTCGCTGGAATTTATGCGGATGAGATTACTCAATACGATTTACCAGTTGATTTATACGAAGCAATAGTTAAACAACTCACTAGCGGACTTTATAAAGGCTATGGCGGCAATTTAGCGGACTTTGAGGGGAAAGATTTAGAGCTTTTAAATGAGCTGAGAGAGTCAGTCTATATGTTTTCAGCCGCAAAAACCTATCAAGAGGTTGGAACTATAAGAGATTTAATGTTTGATTCAAATGGTGATTTGGTCGGACAGAGAGAATTTAATCAGTTAGGGGCTGCGACGTCCGAGAACTGGAATGACAATTGGGGCTCAACGGAATACAACACAACGATTCAGCAAGCCCAAACAGCCAGTAAATGGAATGAAATAGAAAAGAATAAGGATTTATTGCCTTATGTCCAATTTCAAACAACTGGAGGCGGCAATGTTTGTGAAATATGCGCCCCGTTGGATGGTTTGACCGCTCGAGTAGATGATCCAATTTGGGACGAAGCAACACCCTGCTTGCATTTTAATGATGAATGTATCATTATTCAACTAGGAGAAGATGAAGCGACAGAATCAAGCAAAGAAGAAATTGATAACATACAATCGCATATTGATGATAAGGTTTCAGACGTTTTTCGTATGAACCCAGCCAAAGATGGTTATATCTTTTCTGATGCACATCCATATTTCCAAGTTGCAGAAAAAGATGCTGCATTTGCGAAAAATAATTTTGGGTTGCCGTTGCCTGAATCAGATTAATTTTGTATCTTTGAGTATGAATAATGCATACGTTTATAGACATATAAGGTTAGATTCTGATACAGTATTTTATATTGGTATTGGAAAGGGTCGGAATTACGAAAGAGCAAAAAGTAATCGAAGTCGAAATAAACATTGGAACGGAGTTGTAAACAAATATGGATATAAAGTTGAAATTGTCTTCGATAACCTTACATGGGAAGATGCCTGTAAGAGGGAAATTGAACAAATAAATTTATATGGCAGAATTGACTTAGGAACTGGCACGCTTGTAAATCTATGTGATGGTGGATGGGGTGGCTCTGTTGGTAGAAAAGTTTCAGAAGAAACACGAAAAAAAATATCTGATTTTCACAAAGGCAATACATACACTTTAGGTGTAAAAAGAAGTGAAGAAACAAAAGAAAAATTAAGGATTGCCTTTAAAGGTAGGATAGTATCGGCGGAAACGAAACAAAAACTAAGTAAGGCGTTAAAAGGCAGGACAATACCAGAAGAGCAAAGAGAAAAATCATCAAAAGGTTTAATTGAATATTATAAAACACATCAAAATCCAATGACGGGCAGGACTCACACAAAAGAAGCTCGAGAAAAAATAGGACTTGCACAAAAGGGCAAAATTGAATCCGCAGAAACGATTCGCAAAAAAGCAGATGGGCATAGGGGAAATAAACACACACCCGAAACATTAGAAAAAATGAGTATTGCAAGAAAAGCCTATTACGCAAATAAAAAGAAACAGGAATTATCCGAAGAATAGTTTGTATATTTGTATTTATTAAAAAACAGAAAGCATGAAAGTAGGGGATAAATGTAAAAGAGCAATAGCATGGAATAATAGCGATGTCGCTATTATGTGGAGTGATGATACTTACACAATTGATGGCATAGATAAAGATACAGTTCATCTACTCGATTCGGACGGAAATATTTATGTATCATTTGACATTAAAGATATAAAACTTATATGACACCACTAAAAGTAAAACAAAAGCTGCAAAGCGTTCTGATTCAAATTAAAGACCAACACTGGAACTTAGTTGATTTTGAACATAAATACCTCGGTGAATTTTACGACTCATTCAATGATTTGGTCGATTCATTTATCGAAACGTATGCCGGTAAATATGGGAGACAAGTTTTTCAGGGTTATATCTATTTGGATTCAAACACATCCGACAATTGGAGAACGATTCTTAATGATTTAATGGTGTATTTGAATACAGACATTGAAGTAATTATTGACCCGGCTTTAGACAGCGACTTGCAAAACATTATTGCGGACATGAAAGCATTAGTTAATCACACGTTTTATTTTTTACCGAAATGACAAATAATAAAATTGATATATTATGGTATTGGGCAACAATCGCATTTTGTATAATGGATTTAATCGTTGTTTTGTCAATATTAGGATATGTTTTAATAAACGAATTATCAAAATAAATTAACCCTTAAATAAATAGATTATGCCTTGGAAATGGTGGAAGCGGACAAAAGAAGATTACGAGATAGAGCAACGAGATTTGCAACGGATATTTATTCAGCCGAATATAGCTGCACCAAAACACCCTATTGATGAAATTACCGATTCAATAAGAAATGCAGCAAGAAATGGGAGGTTCGGATTAGCATCGGATTTGTGTGACATTCTGAAAAAAGAAGTTGAAAGATTGGAAAAAGAACCGCCTTTTAAAGCATCGGATTTTATTAAAGATGTTACTAAAGTAGTAGGCCCTAAACCAGTCAAAAAGACACTTGAAAAAATGCACTAATGGACTTACTCGGACTTGACAAAGCAAAAGCGCAAATCGCACAGGCTAATCGGGAAATTCTCGTTAACTGTGGTAATGCAGCGCAAAACTATTTTGCAAAAGCTTTTAGGAATCAAGGATGGGATGGTACACCGTGGAAAGAATCATTGAGAAGAAAAAAGAAGCCCGCAACAAATTGGAGTGAAAAACCAACATTAGTACAAAGGGGAACTTTGAGACGTTCTGTTTCAAATATGATGAAAACACATCAAATAAATGGTACTTCTATAAAAATGATAGTTGATTTACCTTATGCAGCAATTCAAAACAGCGGGGGGATGATTAGCAAAAAAGCAAGAACACAAGTTAATCATTTTACATTTGCCGAAAATGGCTCAATGCGATTTTCAAAAAAGAAAAACGCTACTCATGCACAAAAGAATACAATAGGAGCGCATGACATTACAATTCCTAAACGCCAGTTTATCGGGCAAACACAGGAGCTAACCGATAAGCAACAAAAGATAATCAAAACAACGATTGACCGAGTTTTCAAAAAATAATTGTACATTTGTCGAAATAAAAAACAGAAAATTATGAACGTTTTATATTTAGAATTTGACCCAAGGTTTTTTAATAATGATTTATTGTTTTTCTTGAATAATATTAAAGATACTTATTATAATGAGAGTGCAATTATGCAACTATCAGATATTGAAATTTGCAAATGCAAAGTAAATGCAGAACTACACTTTATTCGTATAAAAGTCAAAAAAGAGGATTTAAAAGAAAAATATCAAAACGATTTTATTGAATAGAAATGTCAGGAATAAAAGCACCGATTTTAGACGTATTAACCCGATTAGCTGCAATACAGGTAGTAAATGCCGAATTGCAGACAGTTGGTTTATTTACTCGTATTTGGAATAATCAAATAGCACGTCAAGACGATGGCTCTGGTTATGCTTTCGCACGTCCTGCGGCTTTTGTTGAGGTCATAAATGACGCTCAATTTGAACAAGCGGGGCTTGGTATTCGTTCGGTTGATTTGGTGTTTAAAATCCATTTAGTACACGACTATTATAACGGCGATGGATCAATGGAGCAAGACCTTGTTATCTTTGATTTGAGGGATAAAATACTTGCACCCGATAAAGGATTAAGCCAATTTATCCCGACATCATGTAGCCCATTGAATTGCGTAAGGGAGGAGCAGGAATACGACCACGACAATACTTATCATTATGTAATGGATTTCGTTTGTAATTTCATTGACTCAAAAGGCAGCCCATTTGACGAAGGACAGGGCATTGTTTACGAAATAACACCCGATTTAGATTTAACCGAAGAAGTAACATTTAATATACCACAATAATGGCAAGATCAGTAGCCGATATAAATACCGCCTTAGTGCAAACGTTAGTTGATAATTTTGCAGGAGCAGGAATAACAATCACCCCCACTACATGGAGCAAACGAAACATAATGCGCTTAATGTGCTATTCTTTTTCTATTGCAGCCGCATTTATTGAGCAGTTAATGGATATAATGAAGGGCGATATTGAAACAATCGCAGCGCAGACACCCGCAATGAGTGCGTTGCACATTCAAAAGAAAATGTTTGAGTTTCAATACTCGGCTACAAATCCTCAATTCTTGACAGTAACAGGGGCAGTTCCTTCTTATGCGATAATCGACCCAACATTAAGGATTATAACAGCATGTTCGGTAACTTCGACCATTCCAAATGAAGTACTTGTAAAAGTTGCTAAAAGCGACCCATTCACAGCCTTAGACCCATCTACAGAACTTGCATCAGCACAATCATATTTAAACCAAATTGGCACGGCAGGTATCCAGTACTTTGCAAAATCAACAGACCCCGATTTACTTTATATCCAAGCGGATATTTATTACAACGGACAATACACAGGGATGAAAGATACTGTTGTAGCTACGTTGAAAGACTTTCTAAAAAGCCTATCTGTAACTAATTTCAACGGAGCTTTAAAAGTTTCAGATGTTGAGAGACTGATAAGAGATATTCCGGGAGTGAATGACGTTGTTATTCAAAACATGAAAGCCCGAAATTGGGATTTACCTTTTGCCTCTGCTATTCCTTTGGTAACTGATGGTGATGTTGTAGCACGTCAATGGATGCCAGTTGCAGGGTATTTAGTGGAGGAAACCACATCAGGGCAAGATTTTGCTACAAACATAACCTTACATGCCGAATAATGAATTTTAATTTCAATCTAAATACAGCCGCTTTAAATAATTTGCCACCCGATAAAAGGTTGCCAAAAAACACGGCTCTAATTCAAGCGTTATTATCACCGCTTCAAATAGCAAGTGATGTGTTTTTTCTAACTTATTATCAGAATGATTTAAAGGAGCGCATTCTTTACAACGGACAAAAATTAGTACTTGAATATGCTTTGAATAAAAAGTTCGGAGGAGTGTTCAGGCAATTGCCCGGAGTAAGTGATATTTACATCACGAACGGAGCGACACAAAGAAGTTTTTTAATCGGGACATCAAGTGCTGAAAGTTCGTTTATCGGATTGACAAGCTCTGGATATGTTGGGCTTTCCGCAAGTACATTAAGTGGCTCAAACTTCGTTATAAATGTACCAACCGGATTAGCAACAATAATAAACATAACCAAATTTACAAATATCTATATTCCAGAATCATTATTATTCACAATAGCATTTTATTAATATGAAAAGAGTTGAAACAAGCGCAATAACTGACTCGGTAAGATTGCCACTTAAGAAAACCGTTTTGGACTATCTTCAGGACATGACAAAAGAGATTTTCAAAGAAATGATTATTTCAATGATTGGCTCGGCTTACTCCACTTCTACGGTTTATATTTTAGAAGGAGTTGTGAACACTTCGGCAAACATATTTACAGCCGGATCGATTTTTTATAACGGAGTTGTTTATTTGGTTGATGCCGTTACTTTGACTGCCGGAACGCCCTATTTTAGTTTGGTTGATGTAGTTGACGAAAGTGTAGCTTATTCGGATGGCAGTTTTCACGACACACTTATTTCTCACAAAGCTCAATTACTGATTACTGGAGGCACGACAATAGGTAATTATTCGGCAGCCGTAAGGATATATTCGATAAAAGAATATACAGGAGGGGTTAAAACAAAAGTCGTAAATATCGGTGCATGGAATATGGACACGACCGATTCCGTAATAGTAGAGATTGGAGTGGTTGCGGCTAAAATAAGAGGCATATCAGTCGTGATAAGTAACGATGCTGGTAGTGCGGTATTTCCTCTAAACTACACAAACGATGCTACAGGGCTATGTGATGGGAGCTGGGTAAGCATAACCGCAGATACGAGGGTTTCTTTGTTCAGACTTATTGCGGGTTCATTTGATGGAGCAGGATATACGACATTGGCAAATAGAGGTTATATAACCATTCAATACGTTGACTAATGGCAAGAAATAACAGAATATTTACAACATTAAGCCCTGTTCATTGTAGACTTATAAAAGCTACGTCTGAATTGACTGGGAAAACGCAATCCGCTATAGTTGCGGAGGCTGTAAAACAACGTTTCGATAGCTTAACTCAGAGCGAAAAAGAACGGCTTTTGAATAAATAAAATATTACAATAAAAAAAAAGACACTCAAATTAATGGGTGTCTTTTTTTGTGTCTTGAAATGAAAACACTGATAATCTTAGCTATGTCCGGCACTGGTTCGATTATCGATGTTTCCAGTCGCAAAGTAAATCAATTAATCCATTCTACACAATATCCCCAAATATGTTATACAACATAAAAATGGTTACACATTTATAAAAGTAGAATATATCATAATTATATTTGCATCAAAATAAAGTTAACTATGATTTATTGCATCGACCCATCGGCAGACGAACCAATTCTTTTAATCAATAAGCATATCGGATATGATGCTGACGAAGGGCAAGGTATTGACGGGGCTATTTTTCAGGCGGAATTATTACAGCTCGATGCAATGGGTAAAAAGAGAATCCAAGTGTGGATAAACTCTGTTGGCGGATTAGTAATGGATGGATATGACATTTATACATCCATTTTAAAAAGCAAAACTCCTGTTGATACTTATGCTGTTGGAGGAGTTGCTTCTATAGCAGCCGTAATCTTTCAGGCAGGACGCAAGAGAATAATGACTGACTACGCATGGCTTATGTATCACAACCCGTTTGGAAGCGATAATAAGAGCTTAATTGAAACAATGCGTAAAAGTATTGTAACAATGATTGAGCAACGTTGCGGAATGTCGGAGGCACAAGTAACCGATATGCTTAACCGAACATCTTACATACCCGCAGCCGAGGCGTTAACTTTAAAGCTTTGCGATACAATAGATGAAAGCAAATTTGAAAACTCAAAATACTTACGGAAAATCACTGATACAGCAAATTTTCATAAAGAATGCAATAACGTATTAAATAGTATATTAAATAATCAAAACACAAACGCGATGAAATTAGTAACAAACCGTTTAAAATTGAACGATGCCGCTACCGAAGAAAATATGGTAAAAGCAATTGATGCAATTGAGGACAACGCCAAGGCTCGCGAAAGAGAATTGAGCGAGGAACTTGAAAAGGTTCAAAACAAAGCGAAAGCCGATGAATCCGAAATGGATAAGTTGAAAGCCAAAATGAAAAAACTGGAAGAAGACAAAGCCAAGAATGATGCCGAATTGGAAGACTGCAAGTCTAAAATTGACGCTTACGAAAAAGACAAATTAAAAGCAGAAGACGAAGCCAAAGCCGACAAAGCTAAAAACATGGTTGAAGATTTTGCTAAAATTGGTCGTATCAAAAACGAAGAAACTGTAAAATTGCAATGGGTTAATCTTGCAAAAAATGATTTTGATGGAGTAAAAGCCATGATTGAAGCTCTTCCACTTAATAAAAAAGCCGAAGACATTAAAAAAGTTATTAACAAAATAGATGTTCCAACTACTGCTGTAGGTTTAGCAGCTAAATTGAGAGCAGAACGCAACAATAAATAATTATGGCATTAGTATTAAATGACACCCAGTACGCAGGTGATGTAGCTCAATATTTCATCCTGCCAGCGACTTTCGGACTTGACACAATTGTCAAAGGATGTATTTATGTGAAAGACGGCATCGGAAAGAAACACACAATTGATCGTGTTGATTTCGCACGTCCTTTACAAGCTCGTAAAGCAACGCCAACTTCTTCGGATGGTGGAGATATTACCATCGATGGTCGTACCCTTACCCCATTGGATGTAATGGTTTACGCTGAATTTAACCCTCGTTTGTTTGAAGATGCTTGGCAAGTTGTTGAACAAATGGAAGAACACCCTGCTCTTTTGGCTCGTGAACTTCCGGTTACTGCTGAAAGCTACATTATGCAAATTGCGCTTTCTCGTGCTTTTGAACAAATCGAATTAGGCATTTGGAATGGCTCTGTAGATTATACCGCCGCCGATGGTACTGCCGGAAATGGTCAAATTAAGTACTTTGATGGATTCTTGAAGAAAATGGTAAATGATGCAGCCGTTAAAAAAGTTGCTTCGCCACTTCCTTTGGTTTCGACTGCCTCTGTAGGCTCAACTTCTACCAACATTTTGGAAGCTTTCAATTCGTTGATTTCTTTGGCTACTTCTAACAACCGGGCATTATTCGCAGATCCTAACCGTTTCAAAAAATTGAAATTCTTAGTATCTATTGAAGATGAGCAGGTTTATCAGGCTGCAAGTATTAACTTGACTTTCAAAGGTCAAATCACCACTTCGGGCGAAACTCAACCTTGGAAAGGATTTCAAGTTGTTGCTCTTGCAGGTATTCCTAAAGATACTATCTTATTCACAATCGCAACCGATGACGTTGAGTCAAACTTGTGGTTAGGCATGAATAGTGTTCTTGACGAAAACTTGATGTTAGCTCGTTTGTTCCCAAATTCAGAACTTTTCTTCTTGAAAGGGCTTTTGAAATTTGATGTTCAATATGGTTACTCTGAAAAAGCGTTCTTGTACACTACGAAAGTTGCAGGAGACTTTACAGCCTAAAAAATAACCGGGGGTTGATTCAGGTTAACCCCCTTTTTTAAACCCAATTAAAACAACACAAAATGAAAAAGTTTTTTGCAATTATAGTATTGATGCTTGCCGTTGCCGTTGCTTCGGCTCAATCGACAACCCCACGTTTTGGGACTTTGAAAAGTCAGGATAACACCGGACGTAATTTGACTTATGGTTATATTGTTGCAACCGATGCAGCAGGCTTTGATAGTTTGAAAACAGCCCCAAAAAACTACGAAACAATTTACAACTTGACAATCTCAACCGATAGTTTGCGTTTTGGCTCGCCATCGCTTACTCAATGTTATACTGGTGATATTATCAAAATAATTGTACAGGGCACAGCAACCGGGAAAAAACTAACATTCAAATCGCCTAACATTGTCGGGCAAGGGACATTAACCACTACTACAAAATTAAAAGCGGTTGTTGCGTTCATTTTTGACGGCGCAAAGTGGATTGAAATGTACAGACTAGCTCAATAACCATGAATACGAAAGCAATCTTTGAGGCATTGCCTCACGTAAACGTTATTTGGGTGAAAGATGGCGAGTTCCATCTACACCCTCATAATGGTGGCGAAAAGATTGAGCGTGGAGAGGAAAAAACAGAAACAATCAATCAAATCGCAGAAAATGAACCTGTCGACCTGAAACCAATAGGAAGACCTAAAAAAATACAATAATGAGAGGCGATATAACATTTATTAAAGGTACTGGTTCAAATCGAAGAGTGGCAGCAGGACAGGACTATCTTTCGGGATTAGTTCTTTATACCGGAACGCTACCTTCAGGATTTACTACGACTAAAAATATCATCCCGTTTTACTCAATTGTTGACGCTGAAAATGCAGGCATAGTCAATACTTATGCAGACGAAACGAAGGCATCAGGCTCTTATACTGTTTCAGCAGTTGGGGCGAATGGCGATACCGCTACTGTAAAAGTAACCGAAGCGGATGGTGCGATTGTAAATTTTGGAACTTATACAAAAGTTTCAGGTGATACGACAGTGACTAAGGTGGGTGATGCAATTACCCTTTTGATCAACAACGGCACAAACGTACACGGTTATACGGCTTCAAACAATGCGGGAGCAGTAACAATTACCGCGCGCCCATCGTTGGGAGTTTCACTAAACGCAGGAACGCCAATTTCGGTGACATTATCGGCAGGAGCAACTTTAGCGGGTACAATTGTTCAATTCTCTGCGGGTGTTGGTTCGCCTCTTGCGATGTATCACTATCACATTTCAGAGTTTTTCAGAGCCAATCCGAGCGGGGTGCTTTATGTTGGGATTTTCCCTGTACCAAGTACCTACACTTTCACTGAGATTACAAGCGTTCAAAACTTTGCAGACGGCTTACTTCGCCAAATCGGGGTTTTCAAAGATGCTGTTTATGCAAGTGCGGATTTGACTGCTATTCAAGCGGAGGTTTTGGCTAATTGTGACGCAAAACACAAGCCTGTTTCTGTTCTTTATGCAGCTAACTTGAAAGCTACGGCAGATATAACCGCAATTGCGGACGTGTCAACACTAACAGCCTATAAAACTAGTTCTATTATTGGACAAGACGGAGGCGGTTTAGGTTATCATTTGTATTTGTCTTTGGGCAAATCAATTACTAACTTAGGAATCGCATTAGGCATGTTGAGTAAATCGGCAGCAAGTGAAGACTTCGGACAACCAATTGATAAGTTTAATTTGTCGAACGGAACTGAAAACGAAATTCCTGCTTTTGCAAATGGTCAATTGGTATCTTATTTTACTGATACAGCACTTGATGCAATTGATTTGAAACGTCATATTTTTGGTATGAAATACACTGGTTACTCAGGGACTTATTTCAACGAAAATCATACTTCGATAACCGTTGCAAGCGATTACGCTTATATTAACGATAACCGGGTAATTGATAAAGCAATCAGAGGTATTTATTCGGCTTTGATACCTACGTTAAAAGGCAAATTATATAAGAATGCTGATGGAACATTAATTTCAAGTACTATTGCTTATTTGCAGACATTGGCTTTACAGCCACTTTATCAAATGGAACGTGATACTGATTTAAGTGTTGTTTCAGAAAGTGACGTATATATTGATCCTACTCAGAACGTGAATAACGGAACTTTAATTATTAACATCGTGCTAAATGAAAATGGTATTGCCCGCAATATCACTGTTCCAATTAGCTTTAAATAAAATATTATGGCACTTATAAACGGAGTTAATTATTCATGGTCGAGTATTCAGGTTGTTTTATTCGGTGTTCCGGTTCAAGGTATCGTTTCAATTGAATACAAGAAGAAACAAGCGAAAACTAACAACTACGGAGCAGGGAAGAAACCTGTAAGTCGTGGTTACGGACGTGAGGAGTATGATGGTTCAATTGAAATCTACACGGACGAATGGAAAAAAATCATTGCAGCTTCACCAAATCGCAACCCTTTGGAGATTAGCTGGTTCGATATTCCAGTACTTTACGGAAATTCTTTGGCAGATGCAACAAGTGATACCCTTTTAGCGGTTGAATTTATGGAAGACCCATTTTCAGCAAAAGAAGGCGACACCAAGCTAACAGTGAAAATCCCTTTAATAATAGGGGACATTAAAAAATAACTTTCCTTGCTTTCTGTTTCCGTCACTCTTTCGGGGGTGGCGGTTTTCAGAAAACAAATTTAAAAAACAGAAAAATGAAAAAAACAGAAAACATTCAAGAAATTACAGCAGAAGAAATTAACGTTGTAAATCCATCGGAAGAAATTGCATTAACGGTAAGTTTGCCTGTTGAATTGGTGGAGAAGGAAATCGCCACATTAGAGCAGAATTGCGTTACTTTAGCAGCAAAACACAAAGTATCAAAAGTACATGTTTATGTAGGTTTGGGTGCAAATAACGAGCGTGTAGTTGGCTATTTGAAAGAACCAAGTTACTTGCAGAAAATTTACGCAATGGATAAAATGAACTCACAAGGTTTATTTTCATCATCCGAAGAAATGCGTAGTACCTTGACCTTGAAAGAAGAGTCAGATCCTCGTACTTATTCAGAAGAAAATGATTGCGATGTTTTCCGTTTAGGAATGGCATCAACCGCAATGAGTATTATAAACGTTGCAGCAAACGCATTTAAAAAAAAATAGTTGATTCGGAAGCACAGGTTGCACAATCAACTTATCATCAAATGGCAGCCCTCATTCAGGGCTGCTTGCATATAAACCCAAGCGAACTTACAGAAGATGAATTTTGCGAGGCGTGGGCAAAATCAAAATACCTTGCAGAAGTTTTTTATCAGGCAAAATTTGAAGAATAGAGTATGACTAATATAGTAGATTATGTGTTAAATTTAAAGGGGAATCTTGCAGGGGGGTTATCACAAGCCACTTCGCAAGCTACTCAATTAGAATCAACTCTCGGAGCTGTAAAAGGCATTGCATCCGCTATTGGTTTATCATTTGCCGCTTATCAGGGATTTGCTTTCGTAAAAGAAGGCGTTGAAAAATTCCATGAACTTGAACAAGTAACCGCAAAGGTCGAAGCCAACCTCACGGCAACAGGCGAAAAAGCGGGAATGTCAATGGAAGATTTGAAAACAATGGCGAAAGATTTGTCCTCGAAAATTCAAGCCAGTAGGGTTGATATTACCGACATGCAATCACAGCTTTTGACTTTCCCCTCAATCACAAAGGATGTATTTAATCAATCTATGGGATTGGTTGCGGACATTGCTAAACAAACAGGACATGAATTGAAAGAAACGGCAATCATGTACGGTAAGGCATTAGCAGACCCAACAGAGGGGCTTCAAAAAATGCAACGCTATGGGGTTATTTTGTCCGAACAAGAAAAGACCCGTATCAAACAAATACAGGCAAGCGGTGACTTAATCGGAGCGCAAAAATTCATGATGGATGCAATCGCTCATTCCGGTTATGCCGGAGTTGCGGAGGCGATGTTTAACGCTGATCCAATAGCACGATTCAATAAATTAATGGGTAGTGCAAAATTGGCGATTGGTGAGTATGTAATGGGTATCATCAAAGATGTTATGCCTGCGTTGGAATCATTTGCGGGTGGTGTTAAAGATATTGTTGGATTTATGAAAGAGCATAGTACTATTATTGGGACTGTGTTAACTTTATATGCGACATATAAAGGCATTATGATAGGGTTAATTGCCTTAGAGAAATTAAATGTCTTTTGGAAAGGATTGAGTGTAACTGCTAGTGAATTATTATTGGGTTGGGATATGGCACGAGCTACTGGGCTAGGTGTATTAACTTCTGCTCAGTGGGCTTTAAATTTGGCAATGAATGCAAATCCGATTGGGTTAATTGTAATTGGTGTTGCGGCTTTGATTACTGGAATAATTGCGCTTGTTCGTCATTTTGGAAGTTTCGGGAATGCGATGAAACAAATGTGGGAAATAACAAAATCGGTGGTATATAATGTTGTTAAAGTTTTTGCGGGGCTGGGAGGTGTAATATTGGGAGCTGTGACATTGCAACCTGACATTATAAAAAGAGGGCTTGATATGGTTATAAGTGCCACTCAGCACGCATCAAGAGAAATATCAACAGCGTGGAATAACACAACCGATAATGTAATAGCGAAAGAGGAGTCAAAAGCGAAAAAACTTTCTGATTTGGTGTCTAAAAATAAAATAACTGCCGGGGCGTTATCGAATGCAACATGGCATTTATCACAAGAATTAGATGCAGAGATAAAAAAGGGAATGATTACGAAAGATGATAAATCTTCGATTATGTCATTAATTCCCAAAAAAACAGGCGCAGCAGGTAATGATGGGAAAGATGGCAAAGCTGCACCCGCCCCCAAAACAAAAGCCGAAGGGCAAAAGACAATCAACATTCACGTAGCCTATAACGCTCCTTTAATTAAAGATTTTACAATCTCAACAACGAACATACAAGAAGGACTTGGAAGTCTCAAAGAAAAAGTGAGCGCAATCTTAGTAGGTGCAACGCATGATTCATTAATGGTGGCAGATTATTAATTATGAAAAACTATATAATAGACCATAAAAAGCCCATTGGCTTAGCTTTGAATGTTATTAGTGGTTTAAATGAATCATTAGTTCCGAAACGCCAACCGAGCGAACAACAACAATCTACGAATAAAGATTATGAAATTCCGATTGTAATTACTGACGACGTTCAAAACAATGTCATTAATTACGGAAAATCAGAGCTTGGAACTGATGTATACTCACAAGTGACATTTGGTACTAGAGCTGGACAAACAGGAAATACGACTTATACCGGTATTGATGGCGTTGTTTACGTTTTGCCGATTATCACATTTCAAGCTATTCTCGTTTCAGTTTCGTTCCCTCGCAATATCGTTAAGACAGAAATACAAGGGCGAAACGGAACGGTAAAGGAGTACATCGGAGAAGGCGATGCAATGATTTCATTCAGAGGTGTTATCACAGGCAAAAACGGACATTATCCCAAAGACGAAGTTAATGCTTTGAAAATGCTTATCAAAGCCCCTGTTTCTATTCCCGTTGTATCTGATTATCTGAATAATCTTGATATTTACAATATCGTTTTTGATGATCGAAGTTTAGAGCAAGAAGAAGGTGGTTACTCTTATCAGACATTTAGTTTAAATGCAATGAGTGATTACCCTGTAGAATTACATATTACACAATAACATGTTTCGAGTAAAAAGCAAAATAATCATCACTCAAAAAACACCTTTAAGCGGTGTAGTCAGAAACAAAACATTGCGTTTTGATTTTTGCCATGAGTTATCATGCTCGGATTCTTGGAGGGATTTTACCAACGAAGGTAAAGTAATACTTCCAAAAAACATCATTGCTATAAACGATACAAACGGATCAAAAGAGAATTTAAGCGGTTTTAATGTAAATATCGGAGGCATTGATTCACCTCTTTTAATGCGGGGGGATGCTATAACAATGGATTACTACTATGTTTATACGCGTAATGGGCAGGAAGTAACAGAGGGGACAGAAACAGCCACAAGCCACTTGTTTAGCGGGTATATTTCGGAAATTTCATCTAAAAAACCGATTGAGTTTAAATGCGAGGATAATTTTTGGAAGTTAAAACAATTACCCGCACCGATAAAGACATATCCAAACGGCACGACATTAAAGGCTATTTTAGAGGATTTATTGAAACCTTGGAACAACGCAAACCCAACTAATAAATTCTCCGTGAAAGAGCTTGGAAGCACGACATTTGGAGAGTTTCGAGTTGGCAATGAGACGGTAGCCGAAGTATTGGGTAGGTTACGCAAAACATATCACTTTGAAAGCTATTTTAGAGAAAACGTTTTATATATTGGGATTTTTGTTTATGACGAAAGCAAAGCAAATACGCACGTTTTTAAATTTCAAGAAAATATCATTTCTGACGAACTTCAATACAAGCGAAAAGAAGATATGGTTCTTTCTATTCTTGCATCAAATCATATTGAAGAAGAAACAGGGCAGACCACAAAAGACGGACACGCAAAGACAAAAAAGAAACGTATTGAAGTACTGCTCACATTAGAAAACGATAGTGATAAGCCTAGAGAATTTCATAAGCCAGCCGGGGGAGATTATCCGCCAAACAGCGGAGGCGAAAGAATGACCATGCAATACCCAATGGCTAAAAATATGGCTGAACTTGTGAACTTGGCAACACAAGAATTAAAAAAGTACTATTATTCAGGATTTAAAGGAAAATTCACTACCTTTGGCATACCATTCGTTAAGACAGGAGACAATATCAAAATCATTGATCCGGTGCTCAAAGAAAGAAACGGAACTTATAAATGTAAAAGTGTGAATTATACTTGTGGAATGAATGGCATTAGGCAGGAAATCCAACTGGACTATTTAATAAGAACATGAGCGATAGATCGATTATAGAAGCAATTGTAAAAATGTGCGGACTTCATAAAGTCGACAACGTGGTTTATGCGGATGCCTCTGTTGATTCTGTTGATTTACCCACAAGGTCGTGCGCTTGTACGGTTATAGCAGGACACACAGAATATAAATTGCCAACAGTCAAATTAATGGCAAGTGTTGACGATGGTTTTCTGATTGAGCCTGAATTAAACTCAACTGTAAAAGTGATTTTCTCTGTAAATGTAGAGCCTTTTGTCGTACAGTTTTCAGAAATAAAAAATATAACTATATTTGCAAATACAAAGATACAATTTCAGGATGGTACTTTTGGTGGATTGGTGAAAGCGGGTGAATTAAAAACTCAATTAACCAATCTAAAAAATACAGTCACAGGTATAATAACAGCATTAACAGCGATGCAAGCAACATCTTTTGTTGATGCGGGTGCAAGTTGGACAACGGCAAAAGCGACAATCCCAAATATAAGTAATTTTGATTCACTCGAAAATTTAACCGTTACGCATGGTACGAATTGACCTACAATTACAGGATAACGACATTGTTGTTTTAGACAACGATTTTGTATTGGCTGAGAGCGATTCGCAGCACGTAGAAGACACTATTAGCGCAAATGTAGGTTGGTGGAAAGAAAACTATACCGATGGGGTTGGAATTAAGCAATATCTCAAAAGTAAAGATTCGGCAGCATTGATTCGGGCAATTAAAATGCAATTGTCAAGCGATGGTTATGTTTGCAACCCGATTGTAAGTTTTGAAAATGGACAATTAATAATTAATCCAAATGTTAGTTTATAAGGCATTAGAGGGGCAAAGTATTTATGACGTGTGTTTAATGACATACGGCAGACTTGACTTTTTATCCAAACTTATGACTGATAATGGAATTGAAAGCATTGATTCGCATTTAGTAGGGCAAGATATTAATTATGATGAATCTTTATGTGCGGATTTGCAAACAAATCAATACCTTCAAAACAACAAAATAAATATTTCAACTTTGGTGGCTTTGAAAACAAGCTATGAAAATACACTTGGTAGCGGAGATAGATTTTCTTTAATTATATACTCGCAACAAGGGGACATATTTACACATTACCCCTTATTGGGAAAGTCTTTTTTAGATGGCATATATGCTACCTATGCAGAAATAGGCGGATATATAAATGGGGATGTTCTAAATTGCTGGTTTAAATTTGATTTCGGGAGTCGAAAAATAGTTCAAGAAGTAAAATTATATCAAGATATACTTGGCACTCATGGGTACTGGCAATGGCAGGGTAGTGATGATGATATTGCTTGGGAAAATATTGGAGACAGATTTATTTTAGGGGTAACAGACCCTACAATAGTGCCTATAAAAGGATGTGTGGCGCAAACAATGACAGAATTAAATAAAAACACAACCGAATATCGTTATTATCGATGTATTGGTTTAAGCGGTAGTGCAAGTGGCGGAGCATATTTAATCGAAATGGAATTTAAAATAAATTGAAATGATTTACACAGCTATAAAAAACCAATCACTATATGATATATGCCTATTAACTTACGGTGTATTCGATGGGTTATCTAAATTAATCAATGACAATTCAGGACTAGACATTAATTCAGAAATAAAATTTGGCACAAATATCTATTGGGATGAAACTTATCAATTTGATAAAAAAAACAATATCACAAAAACAGCAAGTGTTTTGAATCTTTCAACAGCTGCAAGACAAGAAAGAGCGCAAGGGCTACCTTATAAATTACCGTTTCATTTTCTTCAATACTAAAACACAATGGCTAAAATACCTTACGCAGACAAAACTGGATATGATACCGGATCACTTGAGTGGTTAGACCCATCAGATGCCAATTCAATAAAAAATGTTGTAAACGAAAATGACGATTTATCGAGAGGAGTGGGAGTTGCCGAAGATGCCATTTCAGCGGATGACACAGTTAATTTTACTCAGGCGATCGGTGGGGCTATCAAGAAAATAAAAATACTAGCATGGGTGATTGGACTGTTTGTGCAGAAAAATACCCCCATAACCGGAGCAACCAAAACAAAAATAACTTATGATTCAAAGGGATTGGTTACAAGTGGAGCAGATGCAACAACAGCCGATATTACTGCGAGTACAGACAAAAACTATGTTACCGATGCGCAACAATCGGCACTACATACATCAGGTAGCGATTCTACCTTAAAAAGTCCAGACCTTACAAAGTCTATTAATTTAGATAATGCAGGAGTATTACATGTTGAGAGTATTTCACAAACAGGTAGTTCTTATGAAACTCATGCAGAACAAATCTATACCACTAAAGACGAAATAATACTTCGTGATGGAGCTGTTGCGGGACTTGCTACAGGTGCGTTTGTTGGCATTCGTGCTAAATTATATGATGGCGTAAACGATGGTCGCTTAGTATTCGATAAAGACGGTTTTGCTAGAGTAGGGGATGTGGGGTACGAACTGAAAATAGCAACAATTCAAGAAACTCCAACAGATAGCCAGTTTACTTATTACGATGCTGCAACGTTAAGTCTAAAGACCCGTGCGATAGCATTAAGTCATTTGCCATCAGGATTAGTTCTTACCGACCAAACAGTAAGTCAAATAATAGGAGCAACAGGATCCCGACTTACAAAGCTGTGGGCGACTGATGGCGAATTTACCAATATACCTACGGTTGGAGGAGCTGCAATTATTTCCTCTTTAACAGACCCTTCATTTTCATCAAGTTTAACTGTCCCTTTGCTGGTAGGGGGTTCATCCGTTGGTTCAAATATAACATATAAATCTACAACTGGCATCGGAACTACTACAGGAATTGCACATCAATGGCTTGGAGGAACTAACGGAGCAACCATACTAGGAACGCTGCTTAATAATGCTAGATTAGGACTTGGTACCGTAACCAATCCATTAGTCACTTTAGATGTTGGTGGAACTATAAGGGCTACAGGAGGGTTCTCCATACATTCAAATGGATATTTCTACGCTCACTCAGAAACAGCGAGTGCGGGTATTTTAATGGAAGCGAATGGACTAGGATCCAACATGACAATTGGCGAGATTTCAGCCGGAGTTTACGCACTCGGAAATAATGCGTCTACGCACGGAGCACAGTCAGGTACATTGTATTGGACATCTACGCACAGAGTGGGGCTCATGGTATCTGCGCCAACGGCACTTTTACACTTAGCGGCAGGGTCAGATGTTGCAAACGGAGCACCTCTAAAATTAAATTCAGGGGCGTTAACTACTGGCGCAAATATAACCGCTGGATCAGTTGAATTTCTAACCGATGCATTTTATGGAACAATAACAACAAACACAGTACGAAGGATGTTTGTTATGTCCCAAACAGGGCGGGCAACAGCACAAACGGCAGCGAATGCAAATGTACATTCATTTACTTTGCCTGCAACAGATGGTTCTTATCAAATATGTGCGAATGTATTAGTAACTACATCTAGTGCCGAGGCATTCACAGTGACTGTCGCATATACAGACGAAGGCAATACAGCAAGAACGGCAACGCTTAACTTACAATTGGTAAATGGAACAATCGGGACTAATATCGCCTTTGCAAATGGAGCAGTAGCTTATATGGGCATTCCTTTAAATATCCGTTGTAAAGCCTCAACATCGATAACCGTTGCAACGACCGGAACATTTACCGGTTGTACCTATAATGTCGAAACTATATTTAAAAAAGTAGCATAATTGCCAATAAATCATTATATTTGCAACTTAATAAATTAAAAAATAAAAATATGAAATCAATTCAGACAAAAGAAGTATTAGTAAATTTCAAAGGTGAAGATTTAAAGACAGAAAACAATGCTTCGCTGACTACTGGCGAAGCATTATCAAACATCGTCCTATCAAATAAAGAAGGAGGAAAACTAAAATGCTTTTCCTTAGCTCAAAGATTATTTACAGAACCATTTGTTGAGGTGGACGATGCCGACTTTAAACTGATTGAAGATGCGGTATTGAATACCGAAATCTACGGTGTGATTGTATCCGGTCAATTACTATCGATCTTAGGAGGCATAAAATGAAAGCAGACAACTGGTTTATCACGCTAATAAAATGGCTCGCAGGATTTTTCCAAGATCAAAAAGGCGAGGCAAGCCGAAAGGCTATAACTCTATACATTTGCCTTTGGTACTTTTACAAATTAATGGTTGGAAGCATGGAAGGTAAGACAGTTAATGAAACCGTGCTACTGTACCTATTCTTAATTATTCTTTTTTGTATCGGGGCTATTGCAGCAGAATTTTTTAAATCTTTTCCAACTAGCTCTAAATCAACTACTACAACAAAAGAAACGAGCGTAGAAGTTGACAAAAAAGAAAATAATCCATAAATAAATCAGTAAAAAGTTTTCTAAAAAGAAAATTATCTTTATATTTACGGAATAAAAAGTTATCAATTATGAGTATATTGGACGCAGCCACACAAATAGTTAATGAACTAAATTCGACATCCGATCAAATAAATAGAGGATTAGTTATTTTGGGTTGGATGATAGTCGTAGTTATAGCATTAATTGGCGTAATTTGGGCTAATTCAGAGCGAAGGAATAACAAGACAGAGGACAAAGTAGATAAATTGGCTGAGCAGGTAACTAGATTAATAACCTTGATGGAATTTGTTCTTCCTGAAACAAAGGAAAATAGCACTAAAATAAATGAAATTAATCAAAATTGTGCAACTAACGGACATCAAAAAAGAAAAATAGCATGACACGCTCAGAAAAATTTATCCGAAAAATACTTGTAAATGAAGGTGGCGCAAAAGTTACCAATGATTCTGCCGATGCAGGTGGTTTGACAAAATATGGGATTTGCCAAAAGTCATTTCCTAATTTGGATATTCAGAACTTGACAGAAAGACAGGCAATTGATATTTACACGAAAGAATATTGCATTCCGTGTAAAGTAGATGCTTTTACCGATGAATTATTGGCTCTTCATTTATTTGATTTTGCGGTTAATTCAGGAGTTACCCATTCAATTAAAACGCTTCAAACAATTCTAAACGTTGTATCTGATGGCATTTTAGGCAACATATCAATAAACGCAGCCAATAATGACAAAACAACGTGTTCAAAGTTTATTATAGCTAGAGAAGATTTTTATTGTAAGTTAGCAGCGCAATCACTACAGCATTTTGAATCCGCTCACGGAAAAGCCACTTATGACGAAAAAATGACACAGACAAATTACAAATTTCTTAATGGATGGATTAACCGGGTAAAAAACCTATATGTATGACCTACGAAGAAATAATTCTTGAAATACAGAGAACATATAATTTAGCATTTGTCTAAACGTTAAGCAATTATTTTGCAGTTAGACGTAAATTTAGACCATTTTTAGACATACACTAAATGGAAACACCTTTTATTCAATCAATTATACTTATCCTGTCTATATTCGTAATTGTACGGATAAAAAGATTTGCCCAAACAAGGCGAATAACAAAAGCAATGAAAAACTTTAAAATAAAACAACAATGAAAAAAACATATTTAATTGGCTTATTAGCCATTATTTTATTATTCGGGTGCAAACCCATACACGACACGCAATATATCGACAGGTGGCACGACAGTATAGTTAGAATAACTGTAAAAGATACAGTTGTAAAGTACTTACCACAAAAACAAAGTGTTATTGCTGTAAAGTATTCATTCTTGACAACTGATTTAGCCTTTTCCTATGCTTCGATTGATTCGCTAGGACTATTGCACCACTCGATCGAGAATAAAGGCTTTATTCCTGCGAAAGTTTCAACTATTGAAACGAAGGTACATGATAGGAAAGAACTTGTAAAAACAACATACAAAACGGTTACTGTCTATAAAACCGTATCTAAAACAAAATGGTTCGGGTGGGCCGATTATGCAATATTAGCATTAGCCGTTATTTATGGCATTTTTAAGTGGAGAAAGATAATTTGATTCATGTTTTCGTACATAGTTTTAAGGTTAATCGATAATATCAGCTGCTTGTGAAAGTAGTTGATATTTTTTTTGTTCAAAAGATTGTTTATTTGAAAACTTGTTTTATCTTTGTAGCACAATTCGAGGGTGAGAGCTTGAATTTATTCATGCTTTCCCTCGTTTTTGTGTAAAACCTCGAAGCGTATCTCACCCCGCTTTGGGGTTTTTTCATTTTATGCCATTAATCCATTTGGCAATCCACAAAATGATATTTGAGTTTTAATTCATACTCAAAATAGTTTAGACAATTTGAACTATAAGAAAAATGATTGAGTAGTATAATCCATAACGCAAATAGCCCGCAATGTCCCACAACTGACGAACACAACTGATTAAATGAATACGTTATGCCATGTGGAGATGGGTCGGTTATACTGCTTTGTGTGAGCCAAAATTGTTTTTAAAGGCTTATTCATACTACATTCTTAATTGTTTGGATATCGAACACTAAGAGTTGTGGAGATAATGTTGCATATCTATTAATAGTTAAATATAAATTATTCACTTTAAATTAAAAAAACATGAACACTTACTCTAAATTTACAGCAAACGTTTTTATTGCAAAATGCACTGAAAAACACGAAAAGGGAGAAACTATTTTAGTCGAAACGAAGTACGGAAAAGAAAATGAATGTATCGTCTTTAATCTCATGGGCGAAACGAAAGAGGGATTTTACTTTTATTCAATTGTCCGGGCTGACGGGTTTAACGCTCAGGAATTTGCAAAACGTAAAATTGAAAGACTTCAAACCGCTTCATCAAATGCAGAAAATAAAAGCGATTCTTATTGGAAAGCATCGCACGAAGGAGCTGATTTTCTCGCACTGGGCGAACCTATTAAAGCAGGACACCATTCGGAACGCAGACACCGGGCACCAATCGAACGTAACCACAATAGAATGAGTAAAGCTGTTGAATTGTCAGAAAAAGCAAAGGGATATGATGATAGGGTTGCGTATTGGGCAAATAAAGCACTCACAATTAATTTGTCAATGCCGGAAAGTTTGGAGTTTTACGAATTTGAACTTGAAAAAGCAAAAGTAAAGCACGAAGGATTAAAAAATGGAACTATTGAAAGATCACATTCTTTTTCATTGACCTACGCAAAAAAGGAATTAAACGATATTGAAGCTAAATTAAAACTAGCCAATAAACTTTGGGCATAAAATCACAAGCCGTCTAAGTCGTGAGATTTGGGCGGTTTTTTTTATTCGTGTAAGTTAAAAGATTAATCCATTTCAAACATTTAACTAACAATATAATTCATATATGAATAGTTTATGTACTTTTGTATCCATAACGGCATATTTCTATGTGCAATAGCCCAAATGCGGGAACTTCGCTTTAGTAATTCGATGTCGTTCATGCGGAAGTATAGCCTCCAAATACCACGTCAGCGGGCTGATTTGCTTAGGAGTGTGTTATGCGCTTGCATTTCTTTCTTAAATTATCCATTCAAAAAAAATAAATATGAAATCAGAATCAGAAATTTATGTCGAAGCTGAAATTTACGCTAAGACAGAAAAAGAAAAAAGATTATTTGGTCAAAGAGTTTCCCGCTGCATAAGCACAGAAGAGTTTCAATCCGAAGCGTATACCGCTGGATTTTTGAAATGCCAAAAGGAATATGAAGAAAAACTTCGTTGGATTCCAGTTGACGAAAAAATGCCAGAGCAATTAACTTACATCGAATTAAAAGATTCATGTGATAGAATTTTTTCAGGAAGTCTAAATATGCAGAATGAATTTAGAGATAGACTTCATAATGATAGACTTCACTTCATAGTTAGTTGGCGTTCTTTTTTATAATGCCACATAACGCATACAGCCATGAGCATGTGGCGAAATGCGGGAGCTGACTTGTCAGACAGGCGATGAAGCCAATGCGGGTGGCAAACCTCCGAAATGCGATGAACTCGCCACTGATTATGGGTGCATGTT